AAAAAAATGATTTTACAATTCTAAATAGGTCACCATTAAAAGGAGAATAGAAATGAGTTTATTAGTACCAGACATCGGCGAAATATTAATGTTACAATATTTGACAAACATGTTATCAACTGATGGAACACCTGGACCTTCAGGTGGACATAGGCTTTTAAGGTTGTTTACAAACAATCTTACACCTGCAGAGGGAACTACACAAGCCACAATATCAGAGGCTGTTGGTTCAACTGGATATGCACCATATACTCTTGTTGGTTCAAGTTGGACAACCACGCAAGTTGGAGGAACAACAACCGCAGTATACAGCGAACAAACATTCACATTCACAACAGCCGTAACAGTGTATGGCTACTATGTAACAACAATAGGAGGGTCTCCAGAACTTCTATGGTTAGAAAGATTCAGCGGAGCGCCTTTCATCCTGCCATCAGGTGGTGGTCAAATCGCTATTAGCCCAAGAATAAGCCTTGACTAATATCAATGATAATTAAAAGCCAATTTTTAAATTGGCTTTTAATCTTTAATTTAAAAAGGTAAAAATGATCAATATGCGATTTTCAGAATGGTTTAAATCAAATGCAAATCTATTTTTAGATATTTTCATTCTTGGAAATATCAATGAATCATTATTAGATTTTCCTAAACAATCCAAAGCAATGCTATCAGCTCAAATAAACCCAGACATTGAGCATATTATTAAACAATTTGCAGAAGAACTTTCAAATAATCCAAATCACTATACAAAACCATTATCATCTGAAGTACTTCTTATTAGTATTGCAAAAAAAACAAATCCAGAATATGACTCAATAAATGATATGGATAAGAAAAAAATACTTATAGATGAAATACAAAAACAAGCAAGAAAGTATTTAACCCCCTACAAAAGAATAATTAATGGCGATAATTATTATATTGATTATCTAGAACTTATATTTGAAATGTTCATAAAAAATCACAAAGAATATTCATCAGACACCTTTATGGATTATATGGCACCCAATGAAACTACTAAAAATATAATAAAAACATATGAACCATTTACTAAGTCTTATGGAACAGGAGTGGGACCTTCTGACTATAAAAAAAGCAGATTATTCATAGACTTCAATAAAGGTCATTACGATTTTGTTATGCTTAGAACAATCCTAGAAAGAAATGAAGGAAATGAACTTAGTGCCAAGCTTGAAAATTTGTGGAAATCTAGTTTTACATTTATGGGACAAAATATAATTAGCAAATACAAGTCTAAAGAAAATGATTTTAAATCATTGCATAGTAAGAAAACTGGAAAAGATTTCGATATGCAAGATTTCAAAGCAACAGATCTTAATGCATTAGATGTTAATACAATAGAAGACGAAGCTAAGAAAAAAGAGTTTAACGATTTAACCGTAAAATTAATAAAGATTACAGAGAAAGCCAAGGAACTTTTTGATCAAGAACAGTTCCTTGGAGGTAAAATGGAAAATATACCAGGTCAAAAATTTCCGATCAATAAAGACACTGGAAATAGCACAAGTACAAAACTTAAAAATTATTTTGACGAATGGAAAAAATCACCAGATCTTCAACTTGATTACATTAGAAGCGTATTCAAAGATGCAACAGAAAAAGTATTTGAACTAAAAGGTAGCATTGGGGAAAAATTAACTGATTTCTTTAGAGATAGATTTGAAAATCTTGTAAATAAATTCAATATGACACAGAACATTAATGATAAGAAATTAGGTATTAGCGACTCAATGTTTTCTAAAATGGTGACAGTAACTAAAATTCAAATAAAAAAAGCTGGAAAATTGCTTGACGAAGAAGAAAACAACAAAGATGATGAGTTTCAAAATGCAGCAGAAAAACTTATTGGCATCACAAAAGTTAAATTAGCAAAAATAAAATAATAAATTGGATTTAATATGACATTAAGAAACTTAGACGGAACTTGTTATCAAACACTTGGAAGCATACAACAGTACAATCCTAGCGCTCCCGAACACGAACTATTTAACCAATGGGATCAAGAATCGCTCAAACGTGGCGGATCACCTCTTTTCTATTATGAAGTGTTCATACAGCAACAGACAGTCGATCCTCTTTACCTTGAAGATCGTGGCAAAATATTCAGCAACAACCCAATTCAACTTTGGTGTTCATACGAGCCAATTCCTTCGCAAAACGAATTGAGTCCATTCGGCATAGATTCTCCAGACGAAATGGTTTTTGAAGTTAATTACAGAGCTGTCTTAAAGTCAATTGGACATCCACCAAGAATAGGTTCAAGAATTTTTAGTCCACACCTTAGAGAAAATTTTGCAATTGTTCAAAGAAATATCGGAGAGTTTAAGTTGTGGGGAGCGCTAAGGCTCGAACTTGTATGCCAAAGATTCCAAGAGTCTGTTACTACTGGAGAGGGCAATGTTACACAGAAACAACCAGATCAAAAAATAAAGATTGTATAGGAGAAAAAAATGAAATCATTCTTTCAATTTATGGAATTTGTAAATAAGAAAAAAATTCTGCGTGAGCAAGAGATGCAACAAGATCCCGCCCAACAACAAGCAATGCCACCAATGAATCAAGATGCACCACCAATGGGTCAAGAGCCTGCTGCTCCACCATCACAAGATGGCCAACAAGGAAGTCCCGAAGATGATGATAGCGGACTTTCTAAGCCAGCACACGATGAGAAATTTGAAGAACTTATAGATATGATGAAAAGTAAACTTGAAGAACTTAATGATGAAAACAGAGAAAAAATAAAAAACTTTTTATCTGATAATGGATTTATGGATGAAGATAAATCTGAAAAAGAACCATCAGTTAAAGGTTCTGCACAAACATCAGCAGAAGCTAATCCACCTCAAGGTCAACAACCTCAAGGCCAACAACCTCCAGCAGTTCCACCGACTGCATCTCCCGCACCTATGAACCAGCAACAATAGTGAACTTTTGGTTTTGTTGCACTCCAATCAAATGAACGGATGAAACAAGAATCAAAGGTATTTTTGGCTTAGGAAGATTATTTTTAAAGAACAGGAGTGGCTTAACCCCCCTGTTCTTTTTTGTTATTTTGTATGATGGTGTTTTCACTTTTGCCCTTTAAGAGTTTTCTTCTAATAATGGTTCTTGGCTTGGCCTTTATCTGCTCTAAGTGAGCAAGAATATGTGGACAACCATGTTTTGAAGCAATTGTAGAAAGCTTTTTGTATTTGTCATCAAACTGGTGTCCTACATTAGACCGCCATGTGTTTCCTGCTATTTGTCTAGCGTTATCTGCAATAACCCCATCTGCAAAGCCACGCCTATGAATCTCTACATCAGACATCTTTACTATATCATATGAAACCTTCTTAGGAATCACTAAAATCTGTGCATATGGAATATCATGTTTAAATATGTATCCATGACCTTCTGATGGATTTTTAAATACAACAAAGAATATTTTAGGCCACCAACTTGTTTGTAAATGACCCGGAACAACACAAGGTACAGTTCCAGTTGTGTCGGTATAAAACATAGGATGTGATTCTATTCTAAGAGTATGAGTGTCTGGGACTTCTAGGTCGAGACAAGATGTCATTCCAAAGTGTCCATCAGCAAAGCAGGAAAAAGGAGGAAGAGTAACACCTTGCAGTTGTGTGATTTTATTTTCTTCTGAAAAGTCACCCTCAAAACACATTTTTCCGTTTCGCATAACAGCAAAACATTCAGTCTTAAAAGGATAGGAGAGTTCAAGACCATATGTGCTTCCATCAACAAATGGCTGACAATGCCATGGCTGAGCTTTACTATTGCTGGTGTGAGTATGATCACAACCGCTCCATCCAGGAATTTGCAATTTAATAGGCCTTGGTTCTTTGCCCAAATGCCATGAACGATACTTAATTATAATAGCATCAGACATTTTCGTGATGTGACCTCATAACTAGAGTAAAGGTAACTATGAACAATATAAATCATCCATCTAAAGGCCTCAACGAATGCAACGACAAGAGTCCCATACATTATAACGAAAATCGTGATCCAATTCAACAGAACTGTGAAATTGAAAAAGAACTCAATAACAAAAGTCCAAACGATGAATCTCTCAATTGGCTCAAAGATACCACAAACAAAAAAGTTGGTCTTGGTAGTGGCGCAAATTGCGACCCTATGCAGAGTGGACATATTGTAAACGAAACAGCAGATCAAAACAAAAACACAATATACAGATATTCAAAAGCAAAGCGTGGATGCGATGATGCTATGCGTGATCTCTTTACTGATATTGTCGTCATAGATGAAAATGGAAAAGCACATCCCATACCAATCATCTGGGGTTCACAAGAAAAAGCCGTTGCGGCAATATTGCTCGACAATGTAAGAAAAGACGAAACATTAGTTGTAGACAGAGTCAAGCTTCCCATGCTTGCAATACATGACAGCGACATACAGTTTAGCACGAATAGATATGTCTATCATAAAGCGCTTGATTACAGGAGAGATCTTCGAAGTGATGGTAAGCCTGGATTTACAATGGACGAAAAATATAATCGTGACACAGTATTTGGATTTGCAAGAGGTATACCAGTTGATATATCGTACACGCTATACGCATGGACTATGTACATGGAAGATATGAATCAAATTTTAGAACAAATTTTAACAAAATTTAGTTTAACGGCATACATAAAAGTAACTGGAGTCCCGTATGAAGTAATTGTGAAACTTGACTCAATTGCAAATAACCAAGAGTACAATCCTGGAGACCAAGCAATAAGAGTTATAAAATACCAGTTTCAAATGACTACAGAGACATACATACCGCAACCTATAAGTAGACAAAAAGCAGTGCTAAAGACAAAAA